GTCAGTGTGTAGTCAGATGCAACTGTGGCCGGTGCCTGCAACGCTATGTAGTGGCTGCTGTCGCTATCGGCAAAACGGAGGTCTGCTTGTCCCTTAAGAGTTAAGTCGCCATCCAGCAAAACAGCATCAGCACTAGCATCTACCAGGAGAAGTTGAGACTTTGTGTCACCTTCGACGCGGAAGTCATAGTCAGCGCCGCCATCATTGAACACAACCTCGCTGGTGCCAAACTCAACGCGCTCAACTCCATTAGTGGCAATGCCTAACTCATTAGCACCGCCGCGAAATATTCCGGAATCGGGGTCGCCATCAAATGCAATGGCAGGCAGTGCGGCCGTACCTGCATCATCAGCTAACAAGGCACCTGTTAAGGTGCCACCTGTTAGAGCAAGCAATCCAAAGTTCGCAACCGTTATGTCGCCTAACGTTATGAAAGCGGAGTTTGCCCCGTTGCGGATTTTGAGCAGTGGGTTGGGGCTTGCGCTAGTGTCAATCCATAGCTGATAAGCGTAGGTAGTAGTCGGCGCCGTGCTACCAGAGTTTTGGCTGACGGCTGCCGCCAAGATGGTGTTCAGCTCAGCGCGGAAGTTTGCGCCGCTCTGGTTAGCAAGGTTGTAATCGGTGGCTTGTGCCATCAGGTGATCTCCCTGCCGTGGCCGACAGCTTGGTAATCAAAGACTTTCGACACCATACTACTACCGTTGTTTCTAAAAACCACGGTAAAGCCAGTCCGCGTAACACCGCTCACCGTGAAAAAGTCTCCGGTGTCCATGTCCTGTGCTGTAATGCCAACGCTCGGCACAGTGTAAAAAGCGGATGGGAATGTTACGGTAAAGCTAGCCGCGCCACTTGTCAAGTTGCGCTGGGTTTCAGTGCGACGTTGTAGTTCAGTAATTACGCCAAGTTCTTCAACGACTACGTTTTCGCTTGGACCGCTGCTAGTTGCTTCAAGCTTAAATTGAAACCCACGGCCATGAGCACTGCCGTTTACAAATGGTTGCCAATCTTTCCATGTTGGAGTACCGCTTGTGGCGTCATTTGTTACGCGAACATACAGGGAGCAATTCACTTGGCTTAAATCATCGCCGTCTATATTTTCCCACAAATCTATTAACTCCAGATGGTCATCCCATAGATTACCGGATTCGTAAGCGCGAGTTTTAAGGATATTACGCAAATCAATATCATAAACGCCACCAAGGTCTAAAGTTTCGCTGAATTGGTATTCACCTTCCGTGACCGAGCCGCCAATATAATCAATATCACCAATGCCATCCCAGTTGCCATCAGTCGCCATTGCATCAATCAATGTAACAGACGCCAAAATCAACCCATTTTCTTCTGAGCTGTATGCCATTGCAGTGGCAGTGCCGTTAAAAGGCGGGCTGTTATCCTCTTCTCGGTATTCTTGTGCAACAAACGGATCTTGCGGTGCTGGCAGATCTACGATTACGCTTGCCACGCCAGCCGATTGATTTTCTAGGCTGTCAATGGCCCGAATAAAATAAGTGCCTTCTAGCAATGGCACAATTTTGCGGGTGCTGCTGCCCGCAACGGCAGGCACGATGTCATTTGTCAAACCCCATGTAGCCGTACCATCAACCAATGGCGAATGACGGATGCGGATTTTGCCGCCAATACGCACGTCAATATCAACCGACTGCGGCCAGTACAACTCGGCATTTTTGTCGTCTATTGGCGCAATAAATAAATCAGGAATTGTCTCTGGTGGTGCCGTCTTGCCAACCGTGTCAAAGGTAAACAGTGTTGGCGTTGATGCTTTTGATGTAGCAGACAGGCTAGAAACCTCAAATTCGTATCGGCCAACATCTGTATTTATGATTTCAATATCAGGAGCTGATGTTTCTAATGATGTAAAATTATTGCTGCCTAGCCGATAACGAACGCGATATACAGTTGATCTGAGCGAAGGTGCCCAGCTTAAGATGACTTTTGCCAAGACCTGACCATTGCTTTCATACAGCACCTCAGTTGCTTGCAAGTTGATGGGTGGCGCCGGCGGGCCGTCTAGGTTGCTAATATCCCGCGTAGTAAGCGGAATATCGCGCTCAATGTAATTATATTTGCTTGGATTATGTGCTACTGCTGTAACGGCATAGATGCTGCCTTCATTTTCTACAACACTAAGCACCCTAAATAGCTGAGTTAAAATGCCGCTGTCTTCGTAGATCCAAACACTCCCCGACTGCGGTGCGTCACTATAGGCACTAGCAACGGTGAAGACTGAATCAAGCCTACTAGAGATTGTTCTTGATTGAATTGAACCATCAGGCAAGACAACCGATAACGTTTGGCTTGTGCCCGAAAAGCTAATGTTAGAAACATCATCAACCGTAATTGTATTTTGTGTAGCGCGAACGATGCGCCCACCTGTGCGTTCACCAGACCGTACTGGATCTGCGATTGAAATTACCTGGCCTGGACGCACCACTGCGCCAGCGTCTATACCTGTTGAGAAGGTAAGGATTTCTGTTTCTTGCTGACTGGTGTACAGCAGCCATTCGCCAAGGCGCCTTGCTTGATTGCGGCTAGTGCATCCAATGGCATTGATTTCAGTTTTAATAATGCCGTATCGAGCGATTGCTGCTTGATCTTCTATGATTTCAAATGAAGCGTCACGGCTGCCGTTAATATCAAAATACTTGACTACAGCAACAGTTGGGCGCGTCTTTAAGGCACTACCAGCATACGAAAAGCCTTGCTCGGTAACGTTACTGGTGTTGAATAGATAAGCAGGGTCCGATGGCCGGTCTTGTGTAATCGTAATAGAGCCTGCGCTCCAAAACGGCATAGCGCGAAACACTGATGCCATTTGGTTGATAACGTTATACGCATCCTCTTGTGTTTGGATGTTGATGTTACAGCTAAACCTGGGCTCAGTGCCATTAAAACCATCCGGCACTTGTGCGCTGCAATATTGAGATGCTGTAAAGAACGCATATTTATCAAGGCTGGCCTCTGTGATGTGCTGCCCAGTTCCATACCTTTTGTTTATGAGCAAGTCATATAAGCACCAGGCTGGGTCTGTTGTCCACTGTGCTGCGCCAAAAGTGCCGTTCCATACGCCTGCGTAAGTAAGTGAACCGTCAAAGCTGCTTACAGTGGCGTTAGACGGAATTTTGACCTTGATGCCACGGATGCGATAGGCCCGCGATGGTATGTTGCCGAATTGAGCAGCGTTTACACGGGCCCCAATTAAAGCAGTGTTTGGGTAGGTTAATTTAGCAAATTTAATTTCTGTAAATGAAGTCCAAATAATATCGCCAACTTTGCTTGTGGTGGTAAAATCTTCGGTGACTCTTATTACGCGAATATCAACCGGCAGGGTGCCTGTGATGGGTATTTTTATCTCACGTTGATAAAGGTCAGTTGTGCGACCGTTGAAACTGTCGAAAACAACGCGGTTGAACGCACCACCGTTGTAAGCAACTTCAATGGCAAAATCAACAGCGACCCCGTAAATGTCTCCATTATTAAAAAACTCTTGCAGTTGAGGGGATGACAAGGTAACGCGAACAGCGTCAACACCTGCAGTGTTGATTGTCCGTGTTACGGGAGTAGCTTGCTCAACCTTGACGCCTACTGCTGTTTCAGATTGAACGTTCTCAGCTAAGTTAATGCGATCTTGTGATTGCAAACCGTAGCGCGGAAAAATCTCTACGTTTTGAAAGTTGTAATCGCTATCTAATGGCGCTAGTGGGTTTGCGTTGGCGCGAAGGATAGGGGTATCATCTAAAAATACATCCTTTAGCAGTGCAATGTTATAAGCAGTCGTGCCTCTTGTGTAATCTTTTGCGTTAGGAAAACCTTCTATTTCGCCTTCGCATAACAGGTCAATGATCTCAGCATATTGAACTGAATCAAGGTTGTCTGGCGTCGTAGACGGCGTATACGCAGATTTAGAGCCACCTTTAGCCATTACGCTGCAACCTCAACCTTGTCGGTGCTGATGCCAGCCGATATAACGATACTGCCGACAATCATTTCGCCGTAGACGATTGGAACTGGGACGTTTTGCCGCGATACGTTTTGAACACCGCTAAACGAATACGACTTGCGCGGATCATCCTCAGCGCCACCTATTTTTGGTATAGGTGTCAACAACTCTGCGATGCCGCCAAGTGCGAGGCTTGCGCCGAGGCTGAACAACACTGTGCCAACAGCCGTAAGTCCGGCGTTTGCGCCTGCGGCAATAGCTGCTGCAGTTGCAGTTCCGATACCGGGTATAAACGCCAGGGCAATCAACGCCACGCCTGCAATAATCCGCCCCGTTGCACCAGCGCCAGCCATTACAGGAATAATTGAAATGGTTTCTTGTTGACCTATAGGCAAATGCAGCTCATCAGGTGCAGATCCTAGCTCCAATGCTCTGTCACTTACCTGCACCTTGTAATATTGATCCGCCATGTGACGCTCAAGTGCAGGGAAATTTGCTATCAAAAACCGCACTGCCTCAGCAGGATTTGCTACGTCAGCCTTAAAAACGCGCCTTTTAAGAAAAGTCGCCATTGGTCCGTAAACTTTGATGGTGCGTAGCATGTCAATTCATCCTACTGCTGTGGCGCAAGCAGCGCCCAGTTGCCTTCTGATAATAGCCACCAAAGACATCGCGGCTGCTAAGTCGCCCCGTTAGGTGATGCAGCATCAGCTGGTCGCCTAGATAAACGCCGCAATGGCTAAGCCCACCAGTGCCTACTGCCATCAGCAATAGGTCGCCACGCTGCAATGTTTCGACACCAACCTCAACAAAACCTGTGTCTGCCCAGCAGCCGTCAAATAAAGGTTGCTCGTTGAACTGCTCCAATGACGGTGGCCGCTGCCAGTCGCGTAATGTCAAGTCCCATTCTTCAAGATACCAGTCCCGAGCAAGGGTCCAGCAGTCAGTAACGCCCCATACCCATTCACGCCCGATTAGCGGTGCTTTGTAGTTCGTAGGCTTGATCTCAGTCCAGGCGTCAACG